CAATTGTTCAAAATGCTGTTGAACCAGGAGATACACCAACTATGTTGGCAAATGCTCTGGGTTATGTTGGTTCTGACTACTACGCTTACCAAGTTAATGAAGAAGTTGAGTATGAAGAATTGTTTGATGTGGTTCAAGTAAATGACTACTTAGTTAGACATTATTTAAAAATGTATTTAGATAATAATAACAATCTTGATGTTGAATTCTTGGATGTATTATTAGAGTCTGATGTTGATGCTGATGTTGAGGCAAATAACACATTCTATATTCAATCTGAAAAGTCAAACTTTAAACAAACATTAGAGTTAGAGCTTCCTACTGGATATGTTCAAACACCTAATAAAGTTTTAATCAATGGTGAGAGATATACTGAGGTTAAAGTTGGTGACTTCTTAGAAGCTTATTATGATACTACTGCTTTAGCTATTGGTCAATTCCCAAGAAAATTAACAAGGGTATTATCTAAAAGACAATACGCTGGTGATCCTACACTTTCTGAAATCACTTGTGATGCTAGAATCGCTACAAGATTTAGTGGTGGAGCTTTACAGACTACAAGATATTCAACTGTAGACCAATATGCTACAACATATAAGGCTCTTTCATTGAAAGGATTTAGAATTAGACAAGCATCTCTTCCAGATGGAACAGAAGCAAGACAAGATCAAATTTTGGATCTTGTTGGTAAGGGAACACCTCTTTTCAAAGCATTAACCAACAAAGAAGCAATTGACTTTAGATATTTAATTGACTCATTTGGTTTAGGTTTAACTGAAAAATCAAAACAACAGTTAGTTGATATCTGTGGTGATAGATTAGATGCATTTGGTTTCTTAAATATGCCATCTGCTAGAATGTTTAAAAACTCTTCTTCACCAACATTTGTTAATAGAGAAGGTGTCCTTCAAATGGAATTTGTTGCTAAAGGTGGTGATCCTGAAAGTAACCCAGCATTCCTTTACTCATTTGGAGATGGAGCTGGTTCGACTTGTGTTGGATACTTCTTCCCGTATGTTACAATTGGTGATAATGGTAGACCATTGGATCATCCACCGGCACCGTTTGTTGCTACAACGTATATGAGAAAACACGTATCAAATGCTGGTAACGTAACTGCTTGGACGATAGCTGCTGGTGTTACTAACGGTAGAATCATCGGAATTAATTCATTGGAGCAAGATTTGACATCTTCTGATATTGAGTATCTAAATCAAGCACAAATGAATCCACTTGTATTTAAAAGAAATAGAGGATACATTATCGAAACTGAGAATACAGCTCAAACTCTTTACAAATCAGCTCTTTCTTACATCCACGTAAGAGAGGTCTTAATAGAACTTGAAAGAGAGTTATCAAGAATGTTATTAGACTTCCAATGGAAATTTAATACACCAGATATCAGAGCTGAAATTAAGTTAAGAGCAGACACTATCTGTGACACTTATGTAAGTAAGAATGGTTTATATAACTACTTCAATAAAATGGATGATGAGAATAACACACCAGAAATTATTGATAACCAAATCGGTGTTCTTGATACATATGTTGAACCAATCAAAGGTATGGGTATTATTGTTAACAACATTACGATACTTAGAACTGGAGCAATCGATGCTGGTGGTTTCGAAAACGCATAACAAACTAAAACAAAAAAAACCCTCAAAGAAATTTGAGGGTTTTTTTATTTTATTAAAACTTATTTGACAAAATTTATTATAATAGAGGAAGAAATATATCTAATATATAAAAAAAATTAAACAATACTTATGTCAGACAACAATAAACCAGAAATGTCAGAAGAAGATTACCTAAAAAGACATCTAAATGATTTAGAACAGGGTAAAAAAATGGCAGATGGTGATATACCTTTTGTTGAAAAAACAGAATCCTCAAGAACAACCGATTTACAATATTTCAACATGGATATTAGAGAGCTACCTTGTGGTCAGTTTTATCCAACAGGAACACTATTCTTAGTGAGACCCGCTCAAGTGAAAGAAATTCAAGCATACTCTATGGTAGATGATAATAACTTTTATGATATCGTAGAAAAAATGAATGATATGCTTCAAGCTTGTGTTCGAATTAAATATCCGGATGGTAAAATTGGTTCATTTTTAGAGATTAAAGACCAGGATAGACTTTTCTTAGTTTTCTTAATACGAGAATTAACTTTTCAACAAGGAAACTCATTAGCGGCAACTGCAAGATGTTCTTGTGGTAGCGAAGTTAAAGTTGAATTGGGTAGAAAAACATTTGTCTTTTATGAGTCAGATGAAAAACTAAGTAAGTATTTCAATCAATCAAGTAGAAATTTTTATTTTAAAACTATTAATGGTAAGTCTTTTGAATTGACTCCGCCAAATATTGGTTTACAAAAAGCTTTTACTGATTATATTATTAGAGAAAATAATGAGAAAAGAGCTCCAAATCTTTCATTCTTGAAAATTATCCCATTCTTATTACCAGGAAGAGCTTCTATTACTTATGATGGTATTAAAGCTAAATTAAAAGAATTTGAAGAAATGGATGATATTTCTTTCCAGTTCTTAAATGCAGCTGTTAGTAAAATGACTTTTGGAATTAAAGAGTTAAAAACTAATTGTGAGTGCGGTGAGGAGGTCCGCACTGAGATGCAGTTTCCCGACGGAGCCTCAGCTATTTTCGTTATTCCAGATGCCTTTGACGCATATCTTAAAGAATAAGTTGCAATTGCAAAAACATTATCATCTACAAGAGTGGGCTATCGATGTTTGGCCATTCTGGTTGTTAGAGGAAAATGTTAGACTTGTTAATGAGTTGATTGAAGAAGAAGAATCAAATCATAAAAAACAAGAACAAGAACAAGGGAAAGGAATGCCGAACTATGATGGAATGATGAAGAATGCTTCTAGTTTCGGAAAAGATATAGGAAACTTCCAAATGCCAAAATTCTAAAACATACTAAAAACAAAAAACCCACCAAATTTGGTGGGTTTTTTTATTGTTAAAATTTTTATTAGTATCCAGAAACAATTGGTGGGTTAATACCAAAGTTTTGGTCAATATATTCATCGATGAAGTAGTCATAAACAAAATCAGCTTGAACGTTTTCAATGATGTTGTTAGAAGACCAGTCAAGTGAATAACCAGCTAATTTAGTCATTTGGACGTTTTGGAAAGTTACTCTTCTCAATACAACACCTTTTTTATCGTGTTGGTTAACGATAATTGTTCCGATGATGTCTGATTTATAGTGAAGAGCACCATTTTGAGAGTTAAATACTAAGTCAAACCATGCTTTCATAGTAGCCCAAGTTTCCATAGAACCTGTGTTGTTTACGTTAACCTGAATTGGAATAGAAAGAGTTCCGTCTGTCTTAGTCGGTGGTGCCATAAACATTCTAGTTGAATACTTGAATCTTTGTGTTTTAGCAGCAACGTCTTGTTCTGTCAAGTTAAGGTCAATTTTAGTTGCATTTTGCAATAAAAGGATAGGGTCTCTTCCTTGTGCTTGTAGCATAACTGGTAAGATGAATGTAACCTCAAATAAGTTTAGGTATACTACTTCATCAGGTAACGTTCCAGGTCCCCCTGGAGACCCAGCGTTAATCACTTGTGTAAAATGCGGTAGTGGCATATTTTCTTTAATTTTTTTTTGTACAGTATATATTTTTCATGTTTTTATCTCTATCTCGATTATGGTTAATTATGTTGTAAAATTTGCCTTTTCCGCTTTTTAGATTTAATAGATATAAATTATGAACTGTAATTATAGATATTGTAGTAAAGAAATAAAATATGGTCGACCTGATAGAAAGTTCTGTAATATCAATTGTAAGTCAAAGGAAAAGGCCATTGTTAGAGAGTTAAAAGCTCTTATGAGAAGAGCTAAATTGGGTAGAGACTTTATTTTAAAATCTCTTCTAAAGCACAATAGTAAATATAATTATGATTTAGTTCTTTATGATAATTGTAGAACTAAAGTAAAGATAATATGTCCTGTCCACGGTGAGTTTGAACAAACACCGGATGCTCATTTATACTCAGGTAGAGGTTGTGATAAATGTGCTAGAGAAGCTCGTAAAAAA